ACCCGCTACATCCTGAAGTTCGCACACCAATACGCATACCAATACCCTTGCCACGGTGATACAAGGCATCCTGCATTTTCTTTGCGGCATTGGCTGTTAGTGATATCATTTGTTTTTGTTCTTTTTTATGATCCTGTCCCAGACCTTTTGTCTTTGTTCATCGGTAAATTCATACCACTCAAAGGCTTCTTCTTGTGTGCGAAAACAGCCGCGGCATTCACCACCGATAAATTGGCATACACCTATGCAGGGACTATCAATGGGGTTGCGTTTCATTCTTTTTCCTATAGTCTGCTATCGCACTCTTGATCGCATCTTCTGCAAGTACCGAGCAATGGATTTTGACGGGCGGTAACGCAAGTTCTTCTGCGATATGTGAGTTTTTGATGGTCTGAGCCTCATCCAACGTCTTGCCCTTGAGGAGCTCGGTGACAAGGCTAGAGCTAGCAATAGCACTGCCACAACCATACGTTTTAAATTTGGCATCAGTGATAACTCCTTCATGCACTTCAATCTGTAGTTTCATCACATCACCGCAGGCTGGTGCACCTACCATACCAGTGCCTACGTCTGGACTGTCTTTGTCCAAACTACCTACATTACGAGGATTTTCGTAATGATCTAAAACTTTTTCTGAATAAGCCATGTAAACTCCAATAGTTGACTATTATACTACAGTATTTATTATTGTTTGTCAACCGGAAGATGTTCTCTATATCTGTATAATTGAGATTCGTCTATAGGAGTTGTGTCAAAAATTGGTTTTGGTAAATTTTCTTTAAATTCACCCAATGCTGTATGCCAACGTAGATCTTGCGGACAAAATTCGCACTGTGCTATGTGTTGATCTTTGTTAGCAGAAAATTTTTGTAGTTCATCTTCACTGCAATCAGCCGACAATGGTTGATAACTATACAATAATTCTCGTTGGCGATCGTCTAAGCGTAGATCAAACTGCTGATCAAAATCTGGTAAATTACTCATAGCAGGACACTTATATAATTTACCTTGATACATAGTGTGATCATGTTTCATATCGCAGGCTGCGAATGCTTTTATCGGATCACTGCGGTGTAAAACATAATGGTCGTTCTGTTGTATTACTGTACTTTGATGGAATGTAAATGCCTCGATGAATCCTGCTTTATATTTCCATTTTTCTTTAATTTCGTCAGCCGTAGCAGGATCATGTAAGCTCACTCCAAAAGCAACATTATATTTGTCCCAGAAGTCCATATGTTCTTCTCGTTGATACGTGCCGTTAGTCTGTACCATAATAACAGCATTAGGCCACAATCTGCGTAGGTTACTGACCCATAATTCTAAATCTGGGTTAAGTGTGGGTTCACCGCCTATGATAGTAATACGTGGTAAATCTAAGCGTTTGCTCCATGCTTCATAAGCAAGAGCATGATCAGCCCAGCGTTGATGCCCTTTGAAATTTAAATCGTTAAAACGATTACACCCTCGGCAACTTAAATTGCAGACGTTGGTTATATAGAATTCTACTACAGGAAATAACTTGATCATCTAGTATTTACGACTAGAATCCAGCGGCGTTTCGTTTTTTTGCGGCTTTTTTTGCCATATTCGCCACGGTGTCTACAGGTGCTGTTGTGGCATCACCACCAGGAGTATTTGTAGTTGTAGCATCAGTGTCATCTAGTTCGCCAGCTGGTTGCAATTCGATATAATCTTTGTTGTAACTTTTGATTAGATTTTTCAGTGCTGGATTGTTTTCATTAGCTGAAACTAGTGCATCATAGTCAAAAGTCTTGTCTGTGTTTAGCACAAGATTGATTAGGCTCTGTGTTGAGATTTTTGGAAGTTGTTTTTTATCTTTGTATCTGTGGCGAATAAGTTCCAGAGCCGTTGTTAAATTAGACTCTGGAGTATTCTTTTGACTGTGTACGAACTCATCTAAGCGCACGATTATCTTAATTCGCGGCCAAGTTCTTCTGCACCACCTGTAGCTGCATCAGTGGCACCAAACTCATCAGTGTCGTCAGCGTTTAGATCACTACCTGGTGCTGGTGGTAATTCTGTATCACCGCCACTTATATCTGCACCTGGCATTACCATGGCATTATCAACTTGTTCACCAGTTAGGATACGTACACCACCATCAACACCTTCACGTGCTGATTGTAAGTTGCCCATCAATGAGTCTAATGTAGTACCGACTGCGTTTTTGAATCCTTCTGCTTGCTCACTACCGATCTGATCACGGATTGAATCTAGTAGCTCTGGTAATTGTTCGTTCTGCATCTTACCAACTTTTTCAATGGCATCTTGTATTGAATCTACCATGTTTTTAGCGGCTAGTAATACTTCAGCATTACCTACTTCACCTTCTACTAAGGTTTGGCGATTTTGTTCCAACCAAGTGGTTAGACCTTCTTGGACTGTGAGTAGTTCCATATAACGTGGATTACGTTCTGCTGTGTGTAGGTCCACACTGTGGCGGATCTTATCTAAGTTAGCACTAATAGTTTCACTTAGACGTTCAGCTTTTTCAACAGTTAAATTACTAAAATTAATAGAAAAACCAAAACGGCTTTCCATTAGTTTGTTTATCTTACGTGTTGATTTTGTAGACATTTCTGCTAATTTCATGGTCAAATTCCTATTTAGACTTTAATATATTTAGCCAAGTTTAGGTTTTTCTTAATTTCTTTTTTAACTTGTTCTATGCGATGCTGTGTTTCTGTATAGCGATTACTATAGTATTCTTCACCCCATGTGTCGCTTTTGGCCTGTGCTTTTTTGTAGCGTATGCGATATAAGCTGGCTTCAAACTCTAATCGATTAAGTAGGCTATCATTATCCCGTATATCTTTAGCCAACTGTGTCTGCTGTTTGTGTAGTGCTATACAGTAAAATATAGCATCTTTACGATTGAAAAAATCAAATACCTGTTGTCCTTCCTGCATCACACGCCAGCAGTATTCGTTTATTTTTACCACACGATTACTACCAACTAATACGTCTGTGCCTATCTGATAGCAGAATGGTAACTCTGATTTTTCTTGGGATAATCGAGCTAGTTCTGATTGGGTGAATCTGCGTATTTTTTCAACGTCGAACTCAGCTGATCGTTTTTTTGTAGTAGATTTTGCCATCGGTATTGGTTCGAATTAGGACATCTTTGACTGTGAGATTGTTAGCCAACAGTTGCTCACGCTCATCTAAGTGACTTTTTGCGATAAGTGCATCGCCAACAAAACGTTCTAATAGTTCTTGCTCTTCGTTAGTGATAGGTAATAGTAATTTGTTGGTAAGTTCTACAATCTTCATGTAACTATTTATGTTACTTGAACAGGGCGTGACCGATAAATCCAATAAGTCCTGCTAGGATTACACCCAAGATGGTAACGATAACGCTGACACTTTGTTTGTCGCGGCCTTCTAGTTTTTCGTCTAGACTGGCCTTGATGCTGACTAAGTAGCCTTCAAGTTTATCCATACGATGTTCAAGATTCTGTAGTTTAGTTTCCAAGTTGCTGTACCTTACAGCACATATCTCAACGTGGGCTTCTAGACTCTCTTTTTCAATTTCTGATGGTTTGGCCATCTCGCTTCCTCTGTGTAAGCGATGCTGTTTCTCTGAGCCTTGACGTATGCCTTAATATGTGCCTTAATGAATGCCTATAGCATCTTGTATATTTAGTTGTTTGGTATACTTATAAAGTATATATTTTTCCCTGGGCCATCTGTGTAGAACAAGGGCATAGGTGGTTCAGCTGTTTCATCAAGCCCCAGCACTATGGGAGTATTTGAAAAATCATATTTTAACACACCGTAGGGATCTCGATCTTTGAGATATAGATTTTCAAATTCAACTTCAAATTCAAAAGTCCACACACGGTGTTTGCCTGTGTAATCACTTCCGAATTCAAACTTTGCGAGTTCTTTAGTTTCAGTAGGTAGCTGTCTACTGGTCATGATCTGTGTGCGTAACCCCAACACCTGCATGACCGTTTCCCAGTTACGCTGTTTGTTACGCATACGTTCTAGTTCAGGAGTATATTTGGTAACGTCGGTTTTAGTAACGTCGATCAGTGTATATCCACGGTGGCGATGGATTCTTGTGTCTATCATTATATGAGTATTTATTGACCAAGGACAAGGTCACAAAAAAAGCACTGCGAACAGTGCTTTTTTTTTAAAATATTTACGTTTAACTTACAGTGAATGCTGTACCTTCTATAACCTGTGTACCGCTGATGTCGATTAGATTTCCACTGGATGATAGTATAGCTGTATTAGCATAGGTAAATGTTGTTGATGTCAATCGTGTCGCTGCCGCATTGGCACCAATTTGACGGATGCGATGTTGTAGATCACCTGCGCTAACAACTTTATCCATTATTATGAAAATATTCGCCTGGTTGGTAGCAGTAGAACCAGTTGTAAAATATGCCAATGGATTAATTTCACTAACAATAGATTCGATCACGCCGCCTGTGAAATTTGAATCAGGGACAAGATTTCCACGTGGAGTGGTAGAGGTTGTAGATCCACCAGCATTTACTGTAATCACGAAAACCTTACTGTTTACACCATAAAGTGTGCCCACCGTTGTCTGCGTACCAACTAGGGTATTAGCTTGATTTAATTTAAATTTCTGAAGTGTTGCCATCGTATTCTCCGATAATCTTTCTATTATTTATGCTAGGACAATAGAATGCCTGGTCAAAAAAAAGCACTGTTGCCAGTGCTTTTTAGTTTTAGTGCTAACTACAGATCTTACATACCTTCTAGGTCTGTTGGCTCAGTAACTGTGATTGTATTTGAGTCACTTAGTGTAGCTACGCCACCTGATACTGAGAATGTACCTGTATCTAACACTTGTGCAATCGCTGTTGCAACTGCGCCGATTGAAGTGTTAACACGGTCAACGATCATGTAGATTTCAAGACCATTTGATTTGAACTGGAATGTACCAGTGATTGAACCTAGTGCGTCTGAAATCTTAGCTGCAGCTGCGTCTGAAGCTGCTACTGCTAGACCTGAACCATTTAATACAACTTTGTATACTGATTGAGCTGTGTTGCGTTGGATAGTACCGCGTGCAACTGCTGTTGGGTTAGTACGTGTAAATGATGCCATTTTATTTCTCCTAATGTTTGTACGCTTTCGCGCATGTAATTATTTATGCTATAGGAGTGAAAAAAAAGTATGTTGTTTATGAACGTTTAAGGAAATTTGTGCGGCTAAATTCTAATCTGTCTACTAATTTTACTGCACCACCATCGTGTCCAATGGCAACGAAGCCTTCCGGTGTGGTTACTCTATATCCATCGTTGGTTTTTTGGAAAGTGCCAATGCCTTCTACCTGTTGTAGTTTGCGTAAGAGCATCTGTTTGATCTCGACTATGCGTTTGTAAGTGGCCATGATGCCTAATAGATTGTTGGCATTGTCTGCTACAAAGTCTTCTTTTTCTTTTATCTTGGCCATGCGATTCTGTGCCGCACGGCTAGTAACTACGTCTATGTCCTTGGTCATCAGTTCTCGATAGTAAGTCATGAAATCTTTTAAGAAAGCTGTAGGCTCTGCGGCAAATGTACCACTGCGCACAGTCCTATTGATGTAGGGTTTGATGTTACGGGCGAATTCTTTGTTAGTTAATATTACATCAAATCTCGCTTGACCAATCTTTTCCATGGTATTGTATGTGGCAGTCATCATAGAACGGATCTTGCGATCTTCAGTTGGAGTTAGACTAGCGATACCAGTATAATCTTTGTATGTGGCATCGTCAAACCATACGTCAACGTGTTTGTTTAATCCCTGTATATTCACCATGTATCCAGCCCGCATGTCTGCAAGGCTTTCGCCCTCATAGCTAGTGTGGAATATGATACCAAGTTTAGCACGTGCTATTTGCGCACCGAGGGCACTGTCTGCTGGTACAGCGTAGGTAATAGTATTGGGTGTGAATGTTAGGCATTGTTCGCCATTGATCGTAGCTGTTTCAACCCCACCTTCTTTGAACAATAGATCGCCTTGTATGACTCCACCAATGTTTAGTTTTTTAAGATGTTGTAGGGCACTGGCTAGGATTTCTGCTAGATCCTGCTGATCACCATAGAAGCGTTCTATGTCTCTGGCAGTTTTACAGACTTTGGGTTCAGCTTTGGCAAATACACTTTTAGTACCTACGAAAAAACGTCCGTCTTTGGGATCTGTACCGCAGATTATCGCAGGGCTTCCATCCCATTTGACTGTGAGTTTTGTAGTAGTACCTGTACCTTCTGCCAGCATCTGTCGTAGGCTTTCTATGTAGTCAAGCGCAGACATCGCTCCGGCATAACCATTATTAAACACTAGATCTTCTAGATGTTCTAGATGCACATTCTTGCTTTCAGCAAGCATGAATTCAGGAGTTTGTTTTTTTATTTCGAATAGTTTCATTGTGCCTTAGCTTCTTGTAATCTTTGTTTAAATGTTGTATAGTCTAGAGATTCATATGCGCCTAAACCACCTGCTTGTCTGGCACTTAATGCAGCTCTAATTGCGTCTTGCGAATTTTGTGCTGTTGGCTGTGTTGGTGCTGGTGTTGCGGTAGCCGCTGGTTGTATTGGCTGTACTGGGGCAAGTCTCTTTAGTCCCAATGGCATAGGTGTCTGTGGTTT